TACTGTCCACTAAGTCATCATGTTCACCTGAAGGAAAGCTTGCCACTTCTTCAACTAACTCTTCTGCCCATTGTGTTCCAGGAACCCACACTTTACCGCTTGCAAATATATCTGCTACCGCATTTAGACGGGCTATCTTGTCATTACCCTTAGTTGGCGTAAATTCTTGAACAGGGATACCCATGGCTCGTAGCTCAAATACTAGTGGAGCCCCAGAAGCTTTAGCTTCCACGATTAGAGAGTCTGGTTCCCACTCTTTCCACTCTTCATAGGCTTTCTGTTTGAGTTCTGGAAACTCCATCCGCCGTTTGAATGCATTAAGTAGGATGATATTAGCGCTAGCGACCCCTACTGCATTGTCCCGATAGAACACACCCCACGTTGTACAGGCTGAATAGTCGCTCCGCTCGGTCTTTAAGAACGCCGTATCCCAAGACTGGATGACAAACTCACAACTAGGGGGGTCATCATCCTCCCAAATCTGCCACCATTCACGTTTTATGATCGCCGAGACGTCAGAAGTCGGCGCTTGCATGTACTGAGCTTGCCATTTGCCTGTTGGAAGTTCGTTTTTAAGGGCTAAAAGCTCGTTTTTGCTCCAAAACTCAGGCCAAAGTGGCTCTCCATCCTCAAAAATGGCTGGAAACTCAATAACTCTCCACCCTTCTCCGTCTCTTTGGGCGTCGGCTTTGACAACTTGACCCGTTAAGTCCTTTTTAGACCATCGTGTCATCACGATAATGATCGAACCACCCGGTTGCAGACGCTGTCTTGGACCAGATGTGTACCACTCGTACGTTTTATCATAGATTTCTGGGTTCGTTTCGCTCAGTGCGGCTTCTTGTTCTGAATGCGGGTCGTCAATAATGAGTATATCTGCGCCTTTACCAGTGACCGCTCCGCCAACACCGATTGCAAAGTAATCTCCGCCCTTATTAGTCGCCCAACGACCTGCAGCCTTACTATCGGCTTGGAGCCCAACTCCCGGAAATATTGACTTGTATATATCTGAGTCGACCAAATTACGGACTTTACGTCCAAAGCCCACAGCGAGCTCAGCGGTATGGGAGGTTTGAATAACTTTCTTCTGAGGAAATTTACCCAAAAACCAAGCAGGAAGGAGGTAACTAGCAAATTCAGATTTTGTATGCCTAGGTGGCATATTGATAATAAGTCTCTTACACGTTCCATTTGCTACCTCCTCAAATGCGGCTGCCATATCTTTGTGGTGGCGACCCTCTATGAACACAGGCCAGACCTTCTTCACAAACGACATGAACCGAATCTGGGCCAACTCTTTGTTTTGAAGCTTTTCTAATAACTCCAGGTCCTCTGCAAGCCTTAGCTGCTCCGCTTCAGACAACATAGGAAGAATCTTGGGTATATCTTTTAGAGATATGGTATCGAGGATGCTACTCATATTTATTTTTAATTAGCCCTCACTTTTTGCCTTCAGGCTCGTCTACCGTCTCTTGTGCGTTTACCTCTACTGGAGTACCCATATCTACTACACCCAAGATGTCGTCTAAAGTATCCGTGGTAACTGCATTCTCGGGAGTAATATCTTTAGCATTCAGTAGGCGCTTGACCCGCTCCTTAATAGCTGTCTCTAGATCGGATGAATTCTTGTAGGTCACAGTTACTTCGGAACGCTCTGTAAATAAGGCTATATCCGAGTGCTTGCCTAGGAGCTCTAATGCTTTGAGTTCAAACCGAGGGTCCCCACAGTTGGCTAGCTCTAGTAGCTTATTGGTAAGCGCCGCACGAACGTCACTCATCTCGGCAGCTATACGTCCGCTATATACACGCAAAAACTCCCGTGCAGCAAATGCAACGGGTGGGCTGGCTAAAGCTGTTTTGTCTTGAGTCTTCACGGCTTTATCTAAAAGACTTGCCGTTTTTACTGCGTCTTCTTGGGTGATCTCAGGGGGAGGACCAAGTTGTTCTAAGAGATCTTGGGTATTGGCAACGACTGCGAGCTCTTCCGCAAAAGACGACGTCTCTACATCCGCCGTGTCGTACGGAGGAGGAATGTCCTTGGTAGGCTCAATATTAATTGTCATTGCAGGGCGTTATTGCTCAGGGGTTGCGCTCCAGTTCCCCGAAATATAACACAACAAAAATAAAAGAAGCAATAGGTGGGATATGACGTCAAACCTACAGATCGGAAAAGCAACCCACGTCTTAGGTGCCGAGTGCACGTTCAACCTGTACCGTCTTACCCCGGATTCACGTGTCGAATCGAGGGCAGTATATCAAAGTGGGGTACTAATGGGTACTAGATGAAGTATGTGAAGCGGTCAAAAAATCCCACGTTCCCCCTGTCCTCACGTGACTAAGAACAAGAAAATTATATTTGAAAAATATACCCCCGGGGGGTATGCAAATAAAAAAGGTAAGGGGGGTGTTTCTATGTTCCACGTGGAACAAAGCTTGTGGATATTTAAGTAGGGGGAGGGGGGTTAGTAGGCCAGGCGTAAGCATAGGGAGTTTTATAAAACGCAGTATCTCTTGAGTAGATTAGTGTGTATAGGTGGACTAACAATCCTTTTTATAAAAATGGGGGTGTGGGGTCGCTTGCTTTTTACCTACCTAACATTGTTAGGGGGTGGCTATTTATTGTTTCTATTTTGTGTTACAGATATGATTATAATAGCGATAAGCAGATCGAATCTGTGATTGCTGTAAAGGTTGAACTAGGTGGGGATCAAATCCCACGTGACCCGAGCAGAGACCGCTTAGACCTAGGGGCTGATAACCCTAGCGAGTGCACGATCAACCTAGTATTTTCTTTCTAACCATTTAAAAGGATTTAATCATGGATCAAGTATTTGATGTTGCTGATTTAATTACTGCTATCGAGCAAGCTCGTGTTAATGTTGCTGAGGGTTTGCGTGGCGCATACGGCGCTAAGGTCGCATATGCTGGTTTGCTCAATCAAAAATGGGCGAGCTTTGATTGGTTTGAATTACAGCATAACGATTCGAGCGACGAGGGTAAAGCAGTTCGCAAAGAGAAAGAAGCATTTTACGAAGTCTTAAAGGGTGAGCAACATTCAAACCCCCACAAGATTTGGGGCGACATTCGTAAGTATGCCCATACTGATCGCTATGGTAAGCCAGTAGTTGGTGGCGAGCAAGGTAGCGAGGGTGAGGGTGGCGAGCAAGGTAGCGACAACGCCAAGCATAATCGCTCACCCCAGTTGCGTAACCTTGAAGAACTTACAGCATTATTTAAGTTCAATCGTCGCCAAGATTCATTGAGTGACGAACTCAAGCAGTGCCAAGCATATATCGCCAAGGCATTGGAATCGTTAGGTGTCGATATCGGTATGATCGGCGACTAACGCCTAACGTAGTATTCATAAGCCCGCCTAGTGCGGGCTTTTTTTTGCCCTTGCCCTAACAATGTTAGGGCTTTTTTGTTTCCATCATTTTTCAAAAATGATAGTTCTTAGAAGGGTGGTAGTCCTAACCCAATTTTTTCCAAGTTTTACCTTGTCGGAAATGATAGTTCTTAGAAGAGTGGTAGCCCATAGGGCACCCCTAACAATGTTAGGGTTCTTGCAAAACTTTTCTTATAATAGAAGCCTTTGAAATCAAGGACTTGCGTGTATTATAAGAAAACCAAAAACAAAATCTTACAATACAAAAGCCTTTGGAATCAAGGACTTGCAAGCGTTTTAGGGGGTATTATAAGAAAAGTCAGAAAATTGAGTGAGCAGGTCTAGAAAGAGCCTTCTACGCTAATCTTTCCTTAAATTAGCAAAGGCAGATTCTCGGGGGGGCTATACTTTTTTTCTAATTTTCTTATTTTCTTATATTATTATCTTTTTAGACCGCCAAGCCTTATATCTATTCACTTTCATATTATAAGAAATATTGTAAGAAAACCTCTCCATTTTCTTATATTACCCCCGAATTTCCTTACGATACATTCCTACATTGTGTTCTCCCTCTGCTATACCCCCGTTCCTACATTTTTTATTATTTGGACAGAATACTTGATTTATCCCCTATTTTGTGTTATACTATACTTGTAGTATGAAAAAATGAAAAAACGAACACAGACCTAACAATGTTAGGGGAAAGGCAAAAGATGCAATCACAGTATTCCTTAGCAACAGATGGTTTTGTTTGGGCAGTAGCAACACTCTCAGGTAATACAGTCTATAAAGCGAGCCGTAGATTTCAAGGTGTTTGGGAGTGTGAGACTTTTAGATTTGAGTCCAATGCGAAAGCATGGGCAGGGGTTTAAGTAGAAGTAGGAGTCAGTTAGGTTCTCCAACCAACCTAACAATGTTAGGCAGTATCCAACAAGGAGTATTAAACATGGAATTTATCGCTAATCAAGATGTAGAAGTAATCGTATCCCAAAAGCGTCAAGGTGCTATTGATGCTCAAGCCTCCACTTACGGAGCCAATGTGGAATACGCAGGGGCATTGAACTTGAAGTTCGAGTTCGATTGGTTCGAGTTGCAACACAACGACAGTTCAGACGAAGGCAAGGCAGTCCGCAAGGAAAAGACTTTGTTCTTTGATGGACTCAAAGAAATCGGGCATTCCAACCCGTCCAAAGTTTGGAAAGATGTGCGTGATTACGGCAAGGAAAACCGCTACGGCAAACCCGTTGTTGATGCAACGGCAGAGGATAGCGAAGTAGAGGCAGAGGGAGATGCGAAGCATAATCGTTCCCCTGAATTGCGGAATATGGAGGAGTTGTTAGCCCTCTATAAGTTCAATCGCAGACAGGAGTCCCTGTCCCCCAAAATCACCAAGGTGCAACAAAAGATTGGTGAGGCATTGCAGGAGATGGGAGTTGACCTGCATATGATCGCAGACTAATTTCTGCCAACCCCAACCAACCCTGCTACGGCAGGGTTTTTTATTTCTCGAAACGACCTAACAATGTTAGGTCAGACTTTTCGTCATTCGGCTCTTGCCGAAATGACAGTTCCTAGAAGGGTGGTAGCCCATGGGAATTCCCCAAAACCCGAATCGGAACGAGGGCTCAATTCTAGCCAAAAAACTTGATTTAGCCATTATATTGTGTTATAATATAAGATATATATGAGAATAAAAATTCACCCTCATTTTATTTTTTGCAACCCCCTAACATTGTTAGGTCTAACAAGGAGATCAGTATGAAGTTTATGGATAGCGACATCTTTGCAGTTGCTTTAATTGTGTTCACAATTCTGTTTGTGTTGGCTCATGTGCTTTTGTATTTCTTTCGCTAGGAGAATCTAACAATGTTATATGGCTTTGAGTGCGAGTGTGGCGAGGAAGTAGATGCTAGACGCATAGCATTGGGGTATCAGACATGCTTGGTTTGTGGCGACAAAGAGGCAAAGGCTAGGAAGTTCACCATTGTCCCGATGCACAAAAGCAATTACGTTGCCATTTTCGATAGGTCTGATTTATTGGGTATCAACAACAAAGGGGGGTTAGTCAAGTGAGTGAACCAAGAGAACCAAGTTTTGAAGAGGACTTTGATTGTGATACAGAGCCCTTTGAACAGGTAGACGTAAGCCTACTAGATATAGCAATAACCAAAGGGCATGCCTACGCACAGGGATACAACACCTACATAGGCAGAATCGAAGATCGGGAGGGCTATCACCATCTTAAGCAAGGGTATCAAGATGGATTCTTAGCAGGGTTTGCACACAGAATGGGAGGTGGGCATGAGGGTAATTAAGTTGTATCGCAAGCCTGATAAGCCTGAATTTTTCAAGTTGGTCAGGATAGATGCACAGGGGGATATGTTGCTGAACTACCCCATTGAAGTGCCTGACTCAAAGAGAACGGCAATTTGGATAGCACCTAACAATGTTAGGGTCGAATGGATAAAGGAGTTTGCTGATGGCAACACACTATAAAGGGCAACGGATAGCAGAGTTGCTAGACGAGATTAAGGAGTGGCAGGTGATCCTAGAAGTGAATAAAGATGGGATCGAAACGGAGGAGGAGTTCGTCAAGTATGTATGTGGCGAGGCGACTCTTGCAATTATGAAAGCTAAATTAACCGCATTACAAGGGGAGTAAGGTGAACCTAAAGGTGATGAGCATTAAGAAGTTACGGCAGTTGATTGCCGAAATAAAACTAGGAGGTGTGGGTGTGAAAGACCTATACCTGATTCGCAGTATTGAGAACGAAATTACAAGGAGAACCAAATGAAACGAATCGTATCGTGGGTAGTCGAGGTGGAGTGGGAAGACGGAACAACGGAGAAAGTTGCCGACATTCCTAGCCATGTGGCTAATGAAGTAGATGGATTCCTAACAATGTTAGAAGATGAACGCAACGAAGAAGGAGAAGACGATGCAAATTGAAGATATTCAACTAGATGCACAAGACGAGTTTTATGTGTTCGACGAAGAGAATGGCAATATCTTTTCGGACGATGACCGCTTGGTGTTCTGCGAGGGATTCAATCGTGGGCAAGAGGCAATGCGAGCCAAAGTCCTAACAATGTTAGGGGAGATGAAAGATGCCTAGATGGAATGTATTGATGACCACAGAGCAATACGTCGAGGTTGAGGCAGAAACCCCTGCAAAGGCTGAGATGGAGGCATTTCATATGTATCAGCGTTGCGAGGTCAGACCCGAGTATCCAATATTTATTTGTGAACAAGCAGACTTAATTGAGGAGGACGAGTAATGGGATATAGGTCAGAGTTAGCAGGGTGCATTAGTGTGGACAAGGTAAGGAAAGAGATACCAAACCGCACAGATGTGAATGGCGACCCGAAGTATGAGTATGACTACGACAGGGCTAAGTTCAAGGAGATGATTGGCTTTATTAAGTTGTCTCGGTTCTATGAGGTATGGACTGTGCATAACCCCGAAACCCCCGATGCTTTTGGGTGGAAAGATGGGTGCTTTATTTTGTATGGCTCGGATTGGAAGTGGTATCCCGACTACGACGACGTGAAAGCGTGGAACGAGTTGTGGAATTCCATGCAAGACATCGAGGGTATAAGTGGCTACTTTTGTAGGGTGGGTGAACAGGCAGACGACATCGAGGAGATGCAGTTTGGAGATGACCCATGCACCGACTTCTTCCGACCATATACAGGCATAGACTTTGAAGGTGAACACATTTTAGGAAAGAGAGATACAGATGTTAAAGAAAACAAAGCAGACCAAGCATCGACCAATCAGGAAGAGAAACCCTGTGGTAGTAGCGTTGCTGACTCAGCCCAAGCGTAATGCAGGGCGACACGGGAATCCTAACAATGTTAGGTCTAACAAAGTAGATACAACGGAGGAATAATCAAATGTATGGACATAGTAGAAACTCGGGCATACCCCTCATAAACGACTACGCTACTGCGTTGAAGTTGTGGGAAGATACCAAGCCTATTCGTGGTAGGGCGATAGACACAAGACCATTGGGTCATCGTCGTAACGACCACTACTTAATTAACTTCTATCCTGAAGGTGCGGTGGAGTGCGTTCTCTACAAGACACCTGTCGTAACCTTCTACGAGAACGGAGATGTAGTCATTCGCCATGATGGGTATAACAGCGTATCAACCTGTAACTTTATTGGCGAGGTGCTAGGACTTCATAGTTCGATCTTTAACTACAAGACCTTAGTTGGTTTTGGTGGCAAGGACTATATCGTGCCTGATAGCGGACTAACCATAAAGCGTAATGCTAATTGGGTATACGAGCCTGTCAATCCTGTGCCTGTGGTGGGGCATGCCATTGACCGCAAGGGGGCTAACAATGTTAGAGCTAGGTATAAACCATTCTCCACCTACTTGAGTAGTATGTGTAGGCTTAAAGCTGGCAGCGACTATCCGCAAAGCGAGTTGTGTCGGGTGTTTGGAGAGGTAGGCGGTCAGTATCCAAGACCAAAGATACCTGCCGATCTAAGCCATGAGGAACGCACTGGGTGGGAAGACTCGGTTAAGTCTTTCTTTGGGTGGATTACGGATACCAAGGAAGAGACAAAGAACGACTCGTTCTACAAGGCTATCTTACATATGGCTTATTCGTTTGGCATAACCAAGTGGGGTAATGGTAGTGAAACAGAAGGCTATGTGCTACATGAGAAGAAAGCGTTGAAGGCTTTTGATGAATTGATTATTGGTTTTCATCGTTCTGAGACGCTAATAGAAAAGGTGCTACCCGATGGTGTCGTGCGTAAAGATTCCAACGGGAAATACTTTAGAGGCGGTTGGAAGAGGTTGCACAATAAGTGAGCCTGATGAGCTTCTCGTAGAGTGCTACCCCGTATCCAAATATACGCAATGTTTGGCTAGAAAACTTGATCTAGCCAATATATTGTGTTATAATATAGTATATATTAAATAATAAGAATGAGTAGTTTAATAGCAGTAAGTTGTGAAGCACCCTAACAATGTTAGGTCTAGCGTAGTAGATGTAATTTAATTAACAAGGAGAAACAAAGCATGGCTGAATTAAATTTTGGTAAAACAGTAACACTTGCACAGGCATCAAACATTATTCTTTCCACCCCAATGAATCGCTACTTCTTACGTGGCGAGCCAGGGATCGGCAAATCGTCTCTGCTTAAGTCGCTATCAGCAAGTCTGCCTGACCATGAGGTGTCATACATTGACGTGCCTAACATGGACTTGGGTGATATTGCAATGCCTGTGATTGATCGAGAGACAAAGACTACTGCCTACTACCCTAACAGTAGATTTAGAATCCATCTGGGTAAACCTGTCATAACAATGTTAGATGAGTATACGAAAGGTGCAGACCCAATCAAGAACATGTTGCACCCAATGCTTGAGGTATCAAACCCAAGGCTCGGTGATATTAGTTTGCACCCCGATAGTATTACTTTCCTAACAGGTAATCTCTCAAGTGATGGCGTAGGCGACTCGCTAAAGGCTCACAGTATGAATCGTATTATCCCTTTGCATGTGAGTAAGCCTGATGCAGACCAATGGATAGCGTGGGCAATCGAGAACAATATTGCCCCTGAGATTATTGCGTGGGTTCGTCAATTCCCTCATGCCCTAGCCTCCTACCTTGATCCAAGCCAAGCGGACAACCCATACATTTTCAATCCAAAGAAAGTGCAGATGGCATTCGTGTCTCCTCGTAGTCTAGAAAGAGTATCTAACATTGTTAGGGTGCGTTCAAAACTAGATGCCGATAGCTTGATATGTGCAATGAGTGGTGCGGTGGGTGAGTCAGCTAGTCGGGATATGCAAGCATACATAGAGTTCTCGGATCAGCTTCCTACTTGGGAATCTGTGATCGCTAATCCAAAGACTGCGACTGTCCCTGAGTCAGCAGGTGCATGTGCAATTATTGTGTTCGGTGCAATCGCTAAGGTGGATAAACAATCCATGCCTAAGTTCATGGAATACATTGAGAGATTCCAAGCCGAGTGGCAAGCATGCTTTGCAATCAACATTGCGAAGTCACCAACCAAACAACAGATTGCTTTCAGTTCATCGAAGTTTGCTGATTGGGTTCAGAAGAACGAGGACTTGCTGTAATGGCTCGGGGTGTTAAGGGTAGCATGGTATCCCGAGAGGCTGTTCGTCAAGCACAGAAGAACGCTTTGCGTAAAGCAAGGCGGTTACTAGCTAAGCGTGGATATAAAGCGGAAGATTTTTTTGATGTATGGACAACAAGGAGAACTAACAATGTTAGGTAATAGTGAAGTAATAGTAAAGGACAAAGAGGAACGTCGGTTGAGCAAAGTAAAAATCTCAATCATGCGTAACCCTAAGTTCGCATTGTGGTCTGGTCTTATGACTGTTGGTAAGACTAGCGTAGTAGATGACATACCAAGTGCATGCACTAACGGCAGAGATGAGTTGTATGGTCGTGAGTTCATTCAGAAGTTGGACGACAAGGAGTTGGCATTCGTGGTGTTGCATGAGACATTGCACAAAGCCTATCGACATATGTTTACATGGCGAAAGTTGCATGATGAGAACCACCACCTAGCGAACCTTGCATGCGACTATGTGATTAACCTTCAGCTAGTAGATATGGACAAGGACGAGTTGTTACTTGCCATGCCTAAGCAAGCTAATGGTAAGCCACTAGGTGCAATCGACGAACGCTTCAGAGGTATGAACGCTAAGCAAGTATTCGACATTCTCAAAGAGGAGGAGGAAGAGGACGGCGGTGGCGGTGGTGGGTTTGATGAGCATGATTGGGAAGGTGCGAAAGCACTAGGCGAGCAAGCCAAGAAAGAATTGGAACGAGACATCGACTCCGCTATTCGTCAAGGACTTATTGCCGAACAGAAAGTTGTGGGCAAAGGTGGTGGTGGTATGGGTCGAGACCTATCCGAGTTGCTTGAACCCAAGGTGGATTGGCGAGATGTGTTGCGTGAGTTTGTTAAGACTACATGTAATGCGAAAGACACAAGTTCGTGGCGACGGGTTAATCGTAGGTATCTCTCTAGTGATATCTATATGCCTAGCCTAATAGGTGAACGAGTGGGTCATCTTGTGATTGGCATTGATACGAGTGGCTCGGTGGGTGCAAAGGAACTAAATGAGTTTTTATCCGAGGTGCAAGCTATTGCCAAAGATGTTCACCCTGACAGGGTAGACCTAATCTATTGGGACGGCGAAGTTGCGGGACATGAGGAGTATTCATCTAGTCAAGTAGATTCAATCATTGATTCAACCAAACCTGCGGGTGGTGGAGGGACTGATCCTACTTGCGTAATGGAATACATGGAAGAGAAAGCAATCAAGCCCGAGGCAATCATCATGCTTACTGACGGCTACATTGGTAATTGGGGAGACAAGTGGAATGCACCGATTCTATGGACTATTGTTGGGGGCAACAAAGAGTATGCCCCTGTGGGTAAAACAATACATGTTAAGGACTAATCCTATGGCTAAAGTAATTGTTGAATTTGGGTATGACAAAGCGTATGTGATGGAGGCTGACAAAGCCCTAACATTGTTAGACCTACTCAAAGATGCAGAGGTATACAAAGAAACTTGGAGAGGGGCGGATAAGGGTGGCAATACTTTTCACATCTACCCCCAAGAGAAAGAGTTGTGCAGTATGAAAGTATTGAGTAGCAATATGTATTCAATGGCAAGACTAGCAGGCAAACCTGAATCAAACTAACAAGGAGAAGCAAACATGAGTATTTCATCTAGTGCAGTATTGGTAGAACTAAACATTAGTGTTTGGACTGCCAACAAGTTGGACAAGGGTGCAACTGAGGCGGTGCTTAGCAATAACTCAGCAAGCAAAGACTCAGCCCAAGTGCGTAAGAACTTAATGGCAGGAACGGACAAGCGTAAAAAGATATCTGACTACGCTGCTAAGGCTAGGCTCTACCACAATCAGACTACGCTATCGTGGTCGGACAAAGGTGCAAGGCTACTGCCTACTAGCCTATTCATGGACTACAAATCAAACATGAATGTGTATCAGCAGAACATGAACACCATGATCGAGGACTTCTATGTGAACTATGCAGACCTAATCGAGTTATCTAAACATCACATGGGCGACTTGTTCAACCCTTATGACTATCCAAGTATCGAGGAGTTGCGGAACAAATTTGGATTCCGCTTAGTGTTCTCTCCGTTGCCCGAGGGTGGAGACTTCCGTCTTGACATACCCAAGGCAGACATGGACGAACTAGGTCAGCAGTATGAGTCAGCGTTTAACGACAGACTCAAAGATGCTATGCGTGAACCATGGGAGAAATTGCACAAGACCCTTATCCATATCTCAGAAAAGCTAACTGATATAGAGGGCGATGACGAGACTAAGAAGAGGTATCACGATACCCTGATTACCAATGCTCAGGAGTTGTGCGGACTGCTATCCCACTTGAACGTAACGAAAGACCCATTGCTTGAGAATGCCCGCCGTTCCCTTGAACTAACAATGTTAGGGGTTGACATCGAGGCAATCAAGGAAAGCCCTGATGTGCGTAGTAGCGTAAAGGCTAAGGTCGACGACATTCTTAAGAAGTTTGATTGGTAAGGAGATAATTAAATGACGTATGCAAATATTGAATTGAAAGAGCATGACCGCTTTGGTGATGGGATCAAGAGGCAGTCCAAGATTGACCCATTCCTCAAAGACCTAGTAGAGCAGTTGGCTTTGAAGTATCCGCAATGGACGTTTGTCGAGACTAGCGTTACTGCTATGGCAGTAGATAAAACGTATCTTGCTCACCGCTTTGACGTTAAAGATAAGCGAGAAGTGCTAGGCACAATCGACAAAGACTATTGCAATAATGGCTATCGGTTTCGCATTGACAATCACCGCATTGAGGGTATGCGTGAACGTGGTAGTGGTATGAAAACGATTCACCTTAACAAAGCAATCAAGCATGTGGATAAGTTCTTTGGTAAAAGGAATATGGTTGAGAAAATTACCGAGGCTAAACGCAAGGTTGAGAATACGCTATCGCAAGTAGATAACGAGAAAGGGTGGCGACTGCGAGGCACATGGAGTTCAATGGAGTCAGAGGCAAGATCGTTTGTTGTCAACAATTATCAAATGTTTATGGATAGCGTAATAAACAAAAGCAATATTGTAAAACAGCTCGAGCAGTTACCTACACAAGTAGAAGAGTTTAATGCAACGCAACATCTAAATAAAATGTTGCAAACTGACAACGCTTTTATTGTGTTCATAGATGGAGTAAACTATTCTGTGCAAAAGGGAAAAGACCCTTTGGAAATAAAACAGAGTGATGAGTTGCCCGATTTTATTCGTAGGGCAGTAGGGCTACTTAAATTAGTTGAAGATAACCAAGTGATTAGTGGCGTAGGTTTGCGTGTTAACGAATTCACTTTCTTGGTATTACCTAACAATGTTAGTTAAGGAGGAAGTATGTTTAATAAGAAACGACATGTATTTATAGTAGATGATTCACCTAGACAAGAAAGGATAACGTCTATGGCTTTGGATAAGGACTCAAGATTTAAATGGACTGCTGGTGCTGATGTATTAAGAACGTGGAAAAAGCATGGGTTTGTCCCACCGACTGAGTATCGGGAAGATTATTTGTTCAAACTAAATCGTGAGGCTAATAAACCAAATGACTGAACCAATAAAAAAAGGCAGAGGCAAGGGGGTAAAGCCTGCAATGGTTTACCTACCTATCCGTATCAGCCAAGAAGTAGCAGAGTTTTTCAACGCTTACCCTAACAAAAGTGCAAAGATTAGGGAAGTATTAGCTAATTATGTTCAACAAAATGGAGAAACAAATGAGAAAGAAACTCACCAAAAGCAGTAAAGTAATACAGTATATTAAGAAAAACCCTAACGCTAAGGCTAAAGAAATAGCACAAGCAGTAGGAGTTCCAATCAATAGCGTGTATCAAATAGCCTACAAAGTGCGAAAGCAAATGCGTGAAGGTATGGCTAAAGTAAGAATGACCGCCCTATCGCCTAAGCTTGCCGCAAGTAAAGCTGCTAAGGGTATGAAAGTAATAGCAACTTATACAAGCAACAAGAGCATTAAGTCTGACATGGTCAACCACCCACCGCACTACAAGGCAGGGGGTATTGAGACGATTGATTTTATCGAGGCTAAAAACCTAGGGTATAACCTAGGTAATGTAGTGAAGTATGTAAGTCGTGCCGATTTAAAAGGTAATAAGTTGGAAGACTTACAGAAAGCTAAATGGTATTTGGATCGGGCTATTAGTAATCTTAGCAAGACCTAACAATGTTAGGGGGCAGTTTGATTATAGATAGAACCTAGTAGCCTTGTAGATGCGAATGATTTTGTCTTCAGCTAGTTTGCCCCAATACTTTATGGCTAGCTGAATCCTTGTTAACTCTGAGGGTGGCAGAGAATCTACATCTCCACCCAATTTTCTCCTTGACAAAGTCCAACACCATGCTATTATGGTGGCATGGCACTCACTCCCGAAAAAAAAGTAAAAGATAAATGCGTCAAGCTACTTAAGGCTTACGACGTTTATTACTTTTTCCCTGCTACCCATGGTTATGGACGTAGCGGTGTGCCTGATATTATCTGTTGCATTGCAAAAAGATTTGTAGCTATCGAGTGCAAGGCAGGCGACAATAAACCTACTGCACTACAAGAAAAAGAAATGGCAGACATTCGTAAACAGGGTGGAATTGCCGTCGTAATAAATGAAAGCAACCTAACATTGTTAGAGAATTTGCTTAAAAAATTAACAGGGGCTAACGACGAGGAGGACATAGATGGCAGATGTTGAAATGAACAAAGGCGTTCAGATATTACTTGAACGCATGAGCAGTAACCCTAATGAGTTTATACCCAACATACTTGGGGAGTATCCACCTAAGTGGCGAGACATACTACTAAGCATAGAGTATCGGGTAACAAAACAAAAAGACTACAAAGATGCCTTGCCGTTCCTAAACGACAAAGA